CTTGGTGACGCGGCCCAGAATGACGTGACGTTTGGCGCGGGCGCTGGCAACACCATCGTCGGCAATGCGGTTGTTGCGGACGCCCAGACGGCGACGTTCCCGGCTTCGGCGCGCTTCCGCTTCCGCCGCACCGGCACGGCCGCCTACACGATCTATCGTATCGGTTAATCACAGGAGAAGGCAATGCCCAATACAAAACCTGTCGGCGTTGCCTTCTCTGATCCCGAACTCGTGGCTGGCACGACCATCACGGGTGCGACGATCAGTGGAGGCACGATTACCGGCTCTACTATCAGCTCAACAGCCAAAGTTGCGTCTAACATCGCCAGCGGCATTTCTGCGAGCCAGCAGGGTGCGACTATCGCCACTACTACCGCAGGCACGAACGATGTCTTCATGATCGCGCCTGCTGCGGGCGTGCTGACATCGGCGTTGTTTTCGGGCGTTGACGCGTTGACGGCGAACGACACCAATTACATCACGTTTTCGATCACCAACCTTGGTCAGGCTGGTGCGGGAACGGCGGCTATGTTGGCTGCTACCGACGCCAATACGACCAAGGCGACGGGCGGCACCGGGATCGCCGCGAACACGGTGCGTTCGCTTACGCTCAACGGCACGGCCGCCAATTTGGTGGTTGCGTCGGGCGACCGCATTCGTATCCGCGCGACGGTTTCTGGCACGCTCGCTAATACAGTGACGTTCCCGGTCTATCGGCTGAACTTTACCGTTTCCTGATTTTAACTCTACGAGCGGCCTACGGGCCGCTCGGCCCTTACCATAGGTGTAAAATGGCTGTAATTTACCTGCGGCACCCCAAGCATGGGGTGAAGGTCGCTACCATGGATTTGGAAGCCGCCTACGACGAAGAGAACGGCTGGGAAAGGTTCGATCCAGATGACGACGACAGCGGGCGATCAGATCAACGGGGCGCTGAGACTGTTGGGCGTCCTCGCAGAGGGCGAAACGCCCTCAGCCGAGACCTCGCAGGACGCGCTGACGGCGCTCAATCAGATGATCGACTCGTGGAACACCGAGCGGCTGTCGGTATTTTCGACACAGGACCAAGTTTTTAACTGGCCTTCGGGCGAGCTGTTTCGCACGCTCGGCCCGACCGGCAATTTTGTAGGCGAGCGCCCGGTTCTGCTGGATGACTCGACTTATTTCCGAGATCCGCAGACCAACGTCTCCTACGGCATAAAGTTTATCAATCAGCAACAGTATAACGGTATTGCGGTCAAGACAGTGACCAGCACCTACCCGCAGGTCATCTTCGTCAACAACACCTATCCTGACATTGAAATGTATATCTACCCGAAGCCGCTGCGGCTGCTGGAGTGGCATTTCATTTCTGTGCAGGAGCTGACATCTCCCGCCGAATTAGCTACGCCCTTGACGTTTCCGCCGGGCTATCTGCGCGCGTTCCGGTATAATCTGGCTTGCGAAATGGCTCCTGAGTTTGGCGTCGAGCCATCGCCGCAGGTGCAGCGGATCGCGATGTATAGTAAGCGCAATCTTAAGCGTATCAATAACCCCGATGACGTTATGGCCATGCCTTACTCTCTTATCGCGACAAGACAGCGGTATTCGATCTTTGCTGGTAATTACTAAAGCGTAGAGGTCTTATGCAACTTCCGTTTAGTCAAGATATACGCTTCATGCGCTTCTTCGGGAGTGCTAAACAAACCTATACGGGTAGGTTTGTAATTGACTTTTATTTCTGCCAGCCATTTGCTGTTTTCTTTGCGAACACCAAGAAAACCGCTTTTGTTGCTTGGCTTTGGCTTACGGTTATTCTGCGCGTTTTCTGCGTTAGAAACTTCTCTGAGATTATTAAATCTATTGTCGGATCTATCCCCGTTGATATGGTCGATTTGCTCTGTAGGCCATATTCCTTTTTTATACAGCCATGCCAGTCTGTGGGCCAGATAAAGAGTGTCGTCCAATCGGATAACCACATATCCGTTTTTGGCTACGCATCCTGCCTTAGCCCCAACGCTGCATTTTCGACGCGGGACCGCCCACGTAAAAAGCCCTGTTTCGGGGTTGTAGTTAAGCAGTTCGCGCAATCGTTCTGGGGTCATGCCGTTAATATTAACTCTGTCTTGTGCGAAGGTCAAGTCTAATGCATACGCCTATTCTTGGCTCCAGCTATCAGACGCGCAGCCCCAACGCGGCTGATAACCGGATGATTAATCTCTACCCGGAGATTATTCCCGAGAACGGTAAAGAGCCTGCGTGGCTTCAGCGCGCGCCGGGGCTTCGTCTGCTTACGACTTTTCCGACCGGCCCTGTTCGCGGGCTTTGGCAGTATGGCGATTATGGCTATGCCGTCGCCGGCACCAAATTATACCGCATCAATACAGACTGGACCTACGCCGAACTTGGCACGGTGGTGGGCACCGGTCAGGTCAATATGGTCGATAATGGCATTCAGCTATTTATCGCGGCGGGCGCAAACGGCTACATATACAACAACAGCGATTTTACGCTCGCCGGAAACACGACTAATGGAAGCGCCAACGTAACAGTGGCCGACACATCGTCTATTTGGGTAGGCCAGCCGGTCTCCGGCATCGGCATCCCTGCGTCGACGACGGTGTCCAGCATTACGAACAGCACCACGTTTGTTCTGTCAGCGAACGCTACTGCGACGGGCACTGGCGTAACGCTGACTTTCTCGCCTTTCTTCAGCGACATCACAGACCCGGACTTCCCCGGCGCAGTTGGCGTCGGTTTTTTGGATGGGTATTTCGTATTTAACGAGCCTAATAGCCAGCGATTCTGGGTGACGGCGTCCTATAATGGATTGTCTATTGACGCTCTGGATTTTGCCAGCGCTGAAGGTTCGCCGGACAATCTGGTGACGTTGATCGTCGACCACCGCGAAGTCTGGCTGTTTGGCATTAACACGGTTGAAGTCTGGTATAACGCCGGGCTTCCTGACTTTCCGCTTGCGCGCATCCAAGGCGCGTTCAACGAGATCGGCTGTCTGGCCGCCTATTCGGTCGCCAAGCTTGACAATGGCCTGTTCTGGCTCGGGCGCGACGCGCGCGGTAACGGTATCGTCTACCGATCCAAAGGCTACTCCGGCGAGCGCGTCTCGACCCATGCGGTTGAGTGGCAGATCCAGCAATACGCCACACTGTCTGACGCTGTCGCTTACACGTATCAACAGGACGGCCATGCGTTCTATGTTCTCAACTTCCCGACCGCGAATACGACATGGGTCTATGACGTAGCCACAGGCGCGTGGCACGAGCGCGCCGGCTGGGAGAACAACGAGTTTACCCGGCAGCGCGGCAACTGTCAGATGAATTATAACAACGAAATCGTCATTGGCGATTACGTTGCGGGCGGCCTGTATGCCTACGATCTGACTGTCTACTCCGAAGCGGGCTCCGTTCAGAAATGGCTTCGGTCGTGGCGCGCGCTGCCAACGGGCCAGAATAATTTGAAGCGCACGACTCATCACAGCCTTCAGTTGGACTGCGAAGCCGGCGTGGGTTTGTCGGGTAACGATTTTCTGTATCTGGACGGGCGTTATATAACGACCGAGGACGATCTGAAACTACTGACGGAGGATGATAACTATATCATCGCTTCGGGCGCTATTGATTTGGGCGTCAACCCGCAGGTTATGTTGCGCTGGTCAGATGACGGTGGCCATACATGGTCAAACGAGCATTGGAAGTCGATGGGTCGCATCGGCGAGTATGGCTACAGGACGATCTGGCGACGGCTCGGCATGACGTTGAAATTGCGCGACCGGGTGTATGAGATTTCAGGCACCGATCCGGTCAAGATAGCTATTATGGGGGCTGAACTTATAATGGACCCCACAAATGCCTGAGAATATAACACAGATCCCGGCAGCGCGTATTCCGATTTCGGATAGTTTTACGCGCTACATATCCCGTGAGTGGTATAGGTTTCTTAATAACATATACTCAATTCTGGGTAGCGGGTCGCTCCGTTACGGCACATTCTTTGATACGACCGATCAGACTGCGGCGTCGCCGGATACGCCTTA